TGGAGAGGGTATCACCACCGGTGCCGTTGAGATGGATGGTAGGCAGCGTGTACATCAGATTTTGTAAGAGCGGTTGAAAGGATAGAACACTGGCATTTCACAGTCGTCATCTTCATCTTCATTCTCATCTTCAATTGCATCCCAATCAGTGTTGAAGTAGTTGTTAGCCCACCTGATCAGATTTTCATCTGACCAAAAGCAGGTCATGGGAGCGCTGTAGTCTTTATAGGCAATGTCAACCCAGTGAGAGATCTCACCGAGACCACCGTGTTGTGTGCGCGTCATCATTCCTGCTTCTTCACAGGCCTGAAAGACTTCTGCAACGGTGGAGAATGTACGGGGGGTTGTTGTTTCCATGGTGTGGTGTGATGTTGGATTAGATACTGATTCGACTATTGCTGCATTGGAATCTTTGCAAACTCCTCAATCAGCTGTTGCTCAGAATAGTTTTCATATTGAGGTTGATTTGTTTCGCAATGCTCAGGCTGCTTCTTGATGCAAACGCTTTCGTTATCAACAAAGTAATAATGCAAGCCTTCTGCTGCAAGCATGGTGAAACAGTTACCGATAGTTCGATACTGTTGGCGAGCCATTTCTTTGAGCAGATAATACTGATGCTCGGTGAGTTTGATGCTGATGGCGTAGTCCATGGTGTTTGTGGTGTGTGTGGGCTATGTGTTTATGTTTAGAGAGGCATTACCTCTTGCGGTTGCTGGAATCGGCCGGCAGGTCCGAACTCGACGAGCAGGTGAGGGAATGCATCCCAGATCCGTTGCCGATTGCTGGGATCAGCACAGCGGAGAGCAGCGGCCAGGCTTTTGACAAAGGATCCGCCGAAGCGCTCCATGCAGAGCAGCGTGGCCTGAAATTCGTTAGGTGTCATGGTGTTGGTGCGGTGGTGTGTGCGTTGGAAGTCTACCGGATTTTGGATGGGCTCAATCCTTTGTTGCGCTTTCTAACATTGCAAGAGAAGATGAAACCGCAGCGTGCATGTCCTTGAGCCATGCAATGCGCTGATCTTTCCCATCTGTTCTAAGTGCCATGTTGTGGACATAACACAGGATTGCACCTCGAAGTACATCTAATGGAACACCTTCAATGCTTAGTATTTCATTTGTACTGTGATCATTGAACATGATCTCTTCGTCAGCGTTGCAGATGTGCATGCTGCAAGAAGCGATGCTATATGTGGTGATTGTTGATTTGTTCATGGTGATGATTAGATCGATTCAATGAAACCAAGTTGGAGATCATGGAGGGGACCGAAGTCCCCCCGTGGCTTGAGCTGATACCAGTTGAGATCCCAGCCATTGGCCAGGCGGTCTTCTTTGATCAGCGTTTCGATGTCGCGAACATCATCAATCCCACCAGAGACAGAGATCCTGATCTTGTTGGGGTTGCGGTCGCGGCGGGAGTCAGACATGGGCGAAGGTTAAGGTTTGATTAAGGTCAGAGCAGCTCGAAGAGCTCCTCCATGGGCTTGTTTTCGTCAGCCACTGGCCCACCAGGGAACGCAGCAGCTGGCATGTACCGCTCCTGTGGTGCAGTGCCGTACATGGCCGATTGCCAACGAGCACGACCGGCAGACCGGTGGCCTGTCAGGTGTTCAGCGAGCATCTCAGCCGCCACTTCGAGCAGATCTTTGTAGGGATCAGCAGCGATGTCCATTTGCGCCGCCATGGGCAGGCAAACGTCAGCACCAGTGTGGAACCGGGCCATGCGCCAGATGAAATAGGCGCGGGTGTCATCGGGCCGCTTCGAGCGCAGCTTGCCTGGCTTGCGCCCTTTGACTGCCTGCACCAGAGCAGGGATGTCCGGCTTGGTGAAATGGCCAACGCCATCACACCAGATGCAGGGCTTCTCCCGGCGCGGGTAGTGCTTCCCTTCCATCGAAGTCCAGGCCTCATGGATGGTCAGCTTTGACCCCTGGCACTTGACGCAGGGCAGCATTTCGGTGTTGATCTGTTGCTGGAGCTTGTCAGCGGTGGTCATTGGTTTGTCCGTACTAGGTGGGTCAGTAGAGAGGGAGAATCGTTGGCGTAAACGATCCAACCCGATTGCCGTTGCTGTCGTTCAGGGTCGGATACTGACCATAACGGGGGTCCAGATAACGGCTGTCTGCTTCCAGTCTGTCTGCCAGGTCGCGAAGGATCCGGCCGACCTCCTGGGCCTGGTCATCATAGGTGACACCAAAGGCGTCATTGTCAACCAGCAGTGTGATGTTGATGCAATGGTCCATGTTGTCCGTACTAGGTGGGGAGAGGGATGAATCCCTCAGTGGGAGCCTAAGCCCCCAGGGAGAGAATCAGAGCGGGAGCTGCACCATCATGGGCACGTCATGGATGCGACGCAGCAATGTACGGCGCTCCCGTAACAATCGATCAGCAGCATCGCCAGACAGGCGAGGCAGGATCTTCTCGATGATGCGAACCCTAGCCTGCCAGGCAGGAACGTTGGGGTCGTTGACGACAGGCAGATGTGAAAGGTCGAGCATTGGTCTGTCCGTACTAGGTGGAGAGAGGGAGAATCCCTCAGAGGGGCGGGTGCCCCTGGGAGAGAATCATAGCAGCCAGAGAATGGTCATGGCCCCCAACATGATCAGCAGAATAGTCTGCTGCTGCTGGAGAGCATCGATCCGCTCTGCCTGGGTTGAGGTTAACTCTACAGCCGCATCGATGATGTCGGCCTTGGAGCTGCGCTCGGTGATGTTCATGGTTCTAGGTGCGGTGGCGGTTTCTATGTCCGCCGTGATCTGACTGTAGAGCACCGAGGGGCGGAACCCCTGGCAATGAAACAACTGTTTAAAGTGTTAACAGAAGTACATAAATCCCGATTAAATGCATGACCATGTACTGATGCAAAAGTACACAACCATGTACTTGCATTAATACATTATTCCACAGGTCCTGCCGAACTACCCAAAAAACCGCACGAATCGTCAGGCCCCTTTCTTGAGAAGCGCTGCGCTGCAAGGGATCTCAGAGGGATGTGACAGTGTGTAAAGTGTCACAAGTACATGTATTACGTACTTAACTAGGGTGATTTTGGGCGGTTCCGAGCTTAGCATAGGTGATTTTACGTCAAAATTGTGTGACGATTTATGAATTGGCACATTGTTACAGGTTGTTGCGCACTATCAACATGTAAATCACTATCAACTATCAACAAAAATGCCCCTTGCGGGGCAAAATCGTTAATTTCAGCCAAAATAGAGTCCGTCGTCGGGTGATTCATCGGTTTCATAGCCGATTTCATCGTCTTCGGGCAGGCCATCGGCTGGTTCTTGCCATTCAAGCGGGACAATCCAGCCAAAATAAGGTGAATCGTAGGTCATGATCCGTTCTAGGTGGGTTGGATGGGGCCCCGCAGGGCCCCGATTGCGTCAATTGTAGCTGATTTGGGCAGCTTTGACGCCGTGGGCGTTGATCACCACGTTTGCAGAGTCGCCGTCGCACAGTGTGCAACGCTCGCAAGTGGTTTTGGCACCACGCTCGACGCTAGCGGCACAGTGAACCGTGCCAGATGGAGCGGGTTCGGCGGCTGGCTTGACCAGAAAGGTCCGCCAACCGTGCGCCGTAGCGTCCAGGTAATCTACCACACCGTCGCAAGACGCCTGGCAGATGCCCTTCAGGTGCTGCGCCCAGGGCTGACGCCACTGGTGAGTGTAACCCGTGTGGCTCCCGCAATATTGCAGGATATTGTCCCAAACCTGAGCCGGGACCATGGCAGGATCACCAGCGGCACCAAATCGGACGCTAGCATCGCTGAAAATGGGCCAAGCGTAACCAATATGAGGGTAACCGCCACGCTTGTAGCACTGCCACACGCTAAGCGGGGCCTGATACCAGCGAACGTAGCAAGTTCCGTTGTTGTAACCTGCATGACCGCAGTCACCGCAGACGCTGCGGCCCCGGCCATCTTTGAAAGCCTCGTTAGGCTTGCAATCTTGGCGCAAAATCCAGATCTGCAGCATCGATCCCGTCTTGCCATTGGCAGACCTTTCGGTCAGACCCGTGACAATGCAAACGATCGGAGCCCCGTCGATCGGGCTCAGGCCCTCCCACAGGATGCGGCCGTTCATGTTGGGCTTGGTCATCGCGTTCTAAGAGCGAGTGAACTGCCGAGCTCGTTGCCCGACCCATCAAGCATAGCCCATCGCCAACCCCCTGGCGCCGAACTTCACAATCGTTGACAATATAACCAACTCTTCATGAATCACTATCAACATTGTTACAAAAAAGGGGCCCGAAGGCCCCTGGTGTCAAGCATATGCTGCAACAATAGTCTCGTAGCAGTTGTCACAGGCCAGGTCCCGATCTTCATAGTTGACGGCCAGGTGGACGACGTTCCAGCCGTCTGATCCTGTTGTTGTGCCGATCTGATCCCGCTCAGTCTTGCAACAACGATGGCAGAGGCAAGCGCCGTCAGACGTGACAGCGTAACGAGGATAGAAGCCGGGCCAGGAGAACGGTTCGCGGGCCAGGGTATCGGCCAGGCGCAGGGATTTCGATTGCGTGGTCATGGTGGTTCCTTGCTAGGTGGATGGATGGATGGGGCCCGTTGCCGGGCCCGTTGTCAGTGTAGCTCAGCAGGACCGCAGGAACGCCACAGTCTGGCTTCCCACTGGCCGCAGCTGATACCAATCGCCACAGTCGACTGTCTCGCAGCGAACGCCGGTCAAGCCCAGCGCCGCCTTGCCGGCAGCAACCACAACACGCTGGCTGGCGCCAGCAGGAGCCGAGAACTCGACCCTGCGAACCCAACTGTAGTTAGCCTCGCCACCAAACGTATCGGTGAACTCAGCCAGCCAAACCCAAGTCTTTGAAGTGGACATCGCATCTAGGGCGAACGACTCTGTCAATCTAGCACCCCACCCCACCCCCTGCCAACTGTTACAACATATAACTTCTTTTTTTCCTACATCGTAAACTTTTGTGAACGGCGGGCCTGATGCCTGCCGCAAAATTTTCCCAAAATCGACTTTTTTAATGGGCCGGTAGGGTGTAACAAATCCTCGTATTTATACGCCCTAAAATCATTTATAACGTCAAAAGTACAAATAAGATGCCTGTATCTCCGCAGGATTTTGCACTCTGGTCCCGCATGACTGGAAACCCGTATCCTCAGTCCCCTGCAGAGAGGATGGCACTGGCGCCAGAAGTTTATAGCTATACGCGCAATATTGGCCGTCAAGGCGGTCCTACTATGAGTCCAATTAGACGCGCCGTTGATGTTGTAGGTAAAGCTGCTCTGGCTGCAGGAGCCCTGGCAGGTGCTGCGTATCTCGGAAGTCAATATTTAAATCAAGGTGGAGAATCATTCGGGAAGCTTGAGCTTGATGACGAACCTGGTGTGCCTCCGAGCTATCCTTCTGCCGCTGGTGGTGCTTCTTCATCAGTTGTTCAAGCTTCGGGTGACGTGACTCCGCCTCCGACTTCTGATCGTTTTAATCAAGATTTAATTGTCAATCAAACTTCTGAAGTTCAGCAGGCAAAAGGGCTGTCTCCTGTAAAGCCAACTACGAATGTAATTGAACAAAAACCCGCAACGCAAAGTGAGGTCATCAGTTCACAGCAGCACTTCTCCCCTGGTACAGAAGAAGAAATGCTGGGACAAGGCGCCGCTGAGCGTGCCGCAGCTTTTCGCAAGAGTAAAGCTTACGCTGTAATGCAGCAACAGTATCCCGGTTTACAGGATATTGAATCCCCCACTCAACCGGCATCTTCCGCTCCTGTTGTTTTAAAAGATGTGAACGTCGGGGAAGCTTTAAGAGCAAAAGGATTGAGCTTGATGGGTGATCCAACTGATCCCCACGGTCTCCGAGTCATAACAGAAAAGGGTGGCGAATACCTTGTTTCTCACCCATACGCGGAGCATCCAAAAGCCGGGATTCGACAAACGGCATTACAAGAACAATCCCTTGCTCACGAATTGTTGGCACGTGCTGGGGTGACTCCAGAAAGTGCTCAATCTTATTTTGCCGAAAAATTCCGCACTCCTGCACAAAGTGTAGTTACCGAAAGTCCTGTCGCCGCCATGGCGAAGCCAGCACAGGCACCGGTCACTGCGTCGGTTGGTGTTTCCGGTGGAGCTAGCATGCGTGAAATCCGTGAACTAGATGCCACTCCTGCAACTGTCACAAGCCCCGCCACTCAACGCAAAACTTCGGAGCAAATGGAAGATGAGCGTCTTGCTCGGATGGCTTTTGGCAACATGCCAATGGAGCAGGCCACTGCACTTTTAGCGGCAGCACGCGCACAAAAAGGCAGTAAAACTGTTGGTGCTCCAGAAGAAGCACCTACCACCATTATCACAACCCGTCAACCACAACCGGTTCGCGTTGCTTCTGCAGTTTCCGCTCCAGAAGCTAGAATCAGCCCAAATGAATTCTTAAGCGCTATGAGTCAGCAAGTTGGTCCTGTAGCTACTTACGACATTCCTTCCGACAGGAGCAAAGCTGTTCGTGGATTGGCCTTCTACCCTGGCGGCGAAATTGGCGTGCAAATGGGCAAACGTAAAAGTGGTCCAACTGAATATGCCTACGCTACTTCTGATCCTTATCGTTTAGCTTTGTCTGATTACGCAGAAGAAGGTTTTCCTGCAGGGATGGGTAACATTGGCGGCATCGTTGCTGATAAAGCCCTTGCGCATCAAATGGGACTTCAAAAAGCTGTTGAGCTTGGTGGAACCATTCGTGAAAAGCGTCAACCTGTTTACGCCGGTTTAATGAGTGATGCAGACATCACATCAGCAGGAATGGGTAAATCCGGGAGCAGCCGTGCAAAAGCAATGGAGCAAGCAGAGCGCCACTTTGAAACAAAACAAATCATGCAAGCACTTGAAGAAAAGGCTGCTCGTAAAAGGGCAGGTGTTGTGTAATTAATCGTTGTAGACTTTTCTTATCGAGGATTAGTCATGACTTTCTTAGAACCAATTATCGCCGCTGTCGTTGGTGCTGCAGCTGCTGCTCTTGCAATGCTTCTCCGCAATAGTGGACAAGCGCAAGCATTCTTAAAGTATGGCGGAATTGTAAAAAGAGCTTACGACATTATCGACCCGGTCCTGGATCAGAATTTACACAACTGGAAAGGCTCGCAAGTTGATATGGCTTTTGAATTAGCCATTTCTTCTGTTGCCGACGGTGCCTTGAGTTCGGAAGAAATTAAGAAGCTTGCTTTTTACATGGCACAAGCTTGGCTTCCTGGGAAAGCTGCAGATAAAGTTCGCCAATTAGAAGCTATGTCTAGCCCTGCTCCTGAGCTGATGAAAGCTTCAGAAATTGCAACACAAGTCAATAATGCTGCTGCTTGATAAAATAGTACTTATTAGTTAATCATGGCTAAAGACGGCAAGTGGATTCAGGAAGCAACTAGTGAGCATCCAGGCGCTTTTTCTAAGAAAGCTAAAGAAGCGGGAATGAGTACAGAGGAATATGCAGCCAAGGTCACCGCTAACCCATCTGAGTACGATAAACGCACTGTCAAACAGGCGAATTTAGCTAAAACGTTAACTAAATTACGCAAAAAGAAAGATAAGTGAGCAATTGAATGGCATTTAGCAGAGATTACACTAACCCACAAGAGCGTGAATGGCGGGCAGGTAAGAGCCCATATGAAAAAACCCTGGGGCCAAACCGAGAATCGGCGAGTGACCCAGCCTCATTCAGGAGTGGTTTTGTTGCATCATTAAAAGATAGCCCTAGGTTTAACAGTTTTTACAGTGAGGGTACATTCCCGATTGATGCGGCTGATCGTTCACAAGAAAAAATTAACCAAGCATCTAAAAGCGTCTGGGCTAATTTTAAAAATCCAGAAGATAATAAATTTGCCGATGACTTCCTCACGAAATATTCGCAAGGTGTTGTTCGTGGGATAATTGCAGAAGAGGATGCTGTGGATCCTAAAAATTTAGATTACTTGGTTTCAGAACCTGCACCATCTGGTTCAAATGAGAAAAGTCAATCAACTGTAGGTAAATTCCCAAATCAAGGAGTTCAAGTAGGATGACCGCTTCTGTTGCCGGTAGGTTAGCTGGTAAAGCTTTATCTGATTTCTTGAAGACCGCAAGTTCGGCAATGACTGGAGCGGTCACCGGAGCTGTTGCAAACAAGTTAAGCAATTTAGAAAACCCAAGTGGTCTTCTAGGAGTAGCAGCTAAATATCCAGAAACAACGGCCAAATTGATTGGGTCTGCATCAGGACCATTGGCAATTGGAGGTGCAGCTGCTGGAGTTGGTGCGCTCGCTAACTATTTACAGCAAAGCAGGCACTCGTTACCAGTGCAAGACAGTACCAGGGTGTCACGTCCTTCTGCTTTTACCACACAGCAGTACATCCCAGGTACATCCCCTTTAACAAACGAGCAAATGGGCGAAGCACTTCTTGATCAACAACGGTATCAACATCAACTTGAGTTGATTCAAGCCCGTCATCAAACTTCTGCAGGCGCCGGAACACTTCATTCTAGTGGCAACATGGGTGATATTATTGGATTAGCTCAAAAAATTTACGGATAAATAATATGGGCTTCTACGATAATTTACCTGGATATAAAAATCCGTTAGAGGATAAGACTCCATCGTGGGGTGGAGATTATGACTGGAAGGGATCAAGCGGGGGTATTGATTGGGATAAAGCGAAATTTGGCATTGCAGACGATGATAACAATTCAAAATGGGGTGGAGTTTTTTCGAATTTATTTGATAAAACAAAGAATACCGAAAAATATCGTTCTAAAGCCGAGAGACCCTACGGAGGTAATTGGGGTGGAGGTGTAGCCGGCAATATTTTGGAGAATTTAGGGGTATACGAATCACAAAAAATGAGTCCATTTGTTATTCCTGGTGAAGAACGTCAATCCCCATGGGGAGCGGTTGGACGGATAGCGGGGACCATTGGCGGCGCTCTTATTGGGGGTCCGGCAGGCGCTGCATTAGGTGGCACCATTGGTGGTACTGCTGGTAGCTTTTTTTAAAAAATTACTTCATTTAAAATAACAATCAAGAGAATTAAAAATCATGGTTTTACCACTCGCCGCGCTCGCCCCAATCGGTGGTGCTGTTCTTGGAGGATATGAAGGATATCGTCGTAGCGGCGGTGACTTAGGTGCGGCTGCTTTAGCTGCTGGTTTAGGTGCTGCTGCCCCTGGTGCTCTTCGCATGGCAGGCACGGCATTTGGCGCGACTCCTATGGGTGCTGCTGCACTTGCTCGTGGTAGCCAACTGCTTGCTAAAGGAGCACAATTTGCCAAATTACCTGCACCCGGCCCATTGACTGCTGCTGGGTTAGGTGCAGCTGCAGCTGGTGTTGGTTCATTGGTTGCTCCTCAATTAGCTGGTAGTATTGCAGCTGCTGCGACCCCTGCAGCACGTACTGCAGCACGTACTGGAGCTGGTGCTGTAGGTTATCAAGGTCCTGGGGCAGTAAATTATGAAGCTACTGCAGGTGGAGCCATTCCCCCAAATATTGGAACATTTGGAGCAGGTGGAACACTGAGTGATCCCCTCCAAGTTTTAGGCCCTGTTGGCATGGCACAAGGTCTTGAGACCTTGAAAACTGCCGAAGCACAGCGAGATGCTTTGCGTCTGATGATGCCAGAGATCGCCAAAGCATCTGAATTCCGCTCTCGCCAAGAACTTCAACGTCAATTGGCTGCAGCTGGTGTTCGCCAAAATATTGCAACGGCAGCAAATATGTTGGAGCGTAGCCAACAAGCGGCTCAGCAAATGGGCCTTACTGCTGCCTCCCAAGCTGGTTCTGCTCTGACCTCCCAATACCAATATCAATAATATGGCGATCGGTAGCTTTCCGGATTTTACTGGTGTCTTTACCGGAACGGATACGTCTACCGGTAAAAGGAATATTGATTTATTTAAAAGGGCTTTTGTTGCTAAAACCCCTGACTTAAGGGGCATTCTCACGCCTTCCCCTACCCCCTCTGGGACAACTCTTCCAGAAGGGAATGCCATTCCTAGTGTTGACCCTAAAATTCAAAGTTGGTTAGACCTTTATAAAGCTACCAGTCCGGAAAGGCTAAGAGAAATGGAAGAAGTCGGCAGAATTTCTGCGGCTTTAAATCGTGAGCAACTTAGGGATTTATACCCATTTCTAAGTGCTGCGGGCGCTGAAACCACTGCCAGAAATTTAGCAGCCAGTAAAGCGTACAGGGCATTCGCTGAAGGCTTGCCATCAAACGTTCAAAACATCATGGCATCTAAGCAAGCACAAGCAACTTCAGCTGCAGCTGGAGAGGCAGATCGTGCTCGTGCAGTTGCAGCCCAGCAAGACGCAGCTAAGAATTACGCTGGCCGTTTCGCTGGTCAGTACATCCAAGTCGGTTGAGTTAAACTTAATTAAGAAGACCTGTTGACCCATGGGCGGATCACCACCACCTCCTACTATTGTTTATTCTCCGCCGCCGCCGCCCCCAGCGCCGCCGACTCCGGTCCCAACTCAATCATTGCAATCGCAAGTTGCGTTGAATGAGACCAGCGCCGCGCAGCAACGGCTCAACATGGAGCTTGGTGCTCAACTTGATCGCACCAATGCAGAATTTTTTGCTGGTCAAGACGTTCGTCGTTATCAGGCGCAGGGATCAGAGCAGCGACTTACATACGCCACGATGGGCGAGCAAGAACGTGCGACTGTAGCCTCTCGTGGTGAGCAAGAGCGCAAAACTGTTGCTGCCACAGGGTATGAACAGCGCTTAGGGATTGCTGCAACTGGTGAGCAAGAGCGTCAAACCCAGGCTCAACGATTCGCTGGTGAAACCGGTTTAATTCAAACCAAAGGTACTGAGGAACGTCTTGGTATTGCGGCAACGGGTGAGCAACAGCGACAAACGCAAGCTCAACTTCTTGCTGGACAAGAGAGGCAGATTGGGTTAACTGGCCAGGAGCAACGTGCAACTCTTGGTAAGTCGGGAGAAGAAACCCGTCTCACCGACTTGCAACAAGAGATGTTTAGACGCTATAAAGAGAGTCGAGATTACGAGCAAGCTCAACAGCAGTACCGAACATGACGGAATGGATTCAGGTTTTAACCGATAAAGACCGCGAATCCTTTCTTGCCTTTTGTAAACGCACCAGCTCTCCAATACAAATGTACCTGTATGCCCGGTTTCTCGGGTTTACAGGTAGCATTGTGCAGTGCGACGAATGGTCCAAGAAAGAGTTTAAAAAACGCAATTTCAATGCCTTGCTGGAGGATGAAATTGATTCCATGCAGCAAGATATTGCTAAATTGCGAGATGCAATTGATATGGGCATAGTGAAGCAGGACATGGGAACTTCCAGAATTGCCATGCTTCAAAAAGAATTGCGTGGCTCGATTAAACAGCTTAATGACGAAAAAGTTTTATTAGACAAACAAGGTTTAATTCTTGCTGGTGCTGACCGAGCTTTACGGGAGATGATTTCTATCTTCCGCGATGATCCCATTGAGGGACCACTCCAGGAAGCTTCCATGGGCGTTTGGACTAAGATCCTGTCAGAAGAATCGTAAGGCTAATTGCGCTAAGCTACGGGCATGGTAGCAACTAGCATCTATTCTGTATATCGGCGGACTGCTCGTGCTGCGGCACAAAAGCGTGTCGTAAAACAAACAAGTACTGTCGACATTGAAAGAGCCAGGACAGATTTTGGTTATTTTTGTGAAGTTGTTGGCGATAAACCACCGGCAGATCACCACAAGGAGTGGCACAAATATCTTTGTACTGATGAGAACAGCGAATGTTTAATTGGTATTGCCGGACCCAATGTAGATATTTTGGCACCAAGGGGTAGTGCCAAATCCACGGTTTTAGGTCTATTCACTGCCTGGGCAATTGGAATACACGCTTTACACAAAAAACCTCTCAAAATTCTGTATATCTCTTACACCGTTGACGTTGCTCGTCCAAAAAGTGCAGCTATTAAACGAATCATTGAAGAAAGCAAAATTTACGGAGAAGTTTTTCCAACCGTAAAAATTGCAAAAGGTATCAACTCCAACGAATATTGGAGCATTGACTGGAAATTTGCAGGGATTAAATCTACCGGTGAAGAGGAATTTACTGTATGTTGCGCAGGTTTGAAAGGCGCCGTGACCTCAAAGCGTTCACATCTTTGCATTATTGATGACGCGATCAAATCTGCTGATGACATCAAAAACAGAGACATTCGTGCCGCGATGGAAGATAACTGGAATTCAGTTATTGTTCCTACAATGTTTGAAGGTGGCCGAGCAATTTGTCTTGGTACCAGATTTAGACATGATGATATTCATAACACCACTTTCATCCCGGCAAATGATTGGATTCAAATTGTTCAATCAGCCATCACAATCGATGAGCAAGGGGAGGAGCTGTCTTATTGGCCTGCACTTTGGTCTTTGGATTATTTGAGGGATCGTCGTAGGCAGGCCCCAATCGCATTTAGTTTTCAATATCAAAATCAAATTGTACAAACCAGTGAGCTATCGCTGTCTCCCGATTTAATTGTTAAAGGTACAATTGCCACCCAATTTGATTCTTTGGGTGTCGGCGTTGATTTGTCGGCAGGCATTCGAGAGCAGAATGACTATACCGTGTTTACGATGGGTGGTCGTGTTGGCGACAGAATTCACATCATCGATTGCAAACGAATTCGAATGATGGGAAACCTAGAAAAACTTGAGGCATTAATGGAAATGATGGAAGAGTGGGGTGTCGTTCATAAAGACAACAATCGTTACTTCCCCACTGGCAGTAATATTGACATCTGGTCTGAAGCGGTTGCATATCAAGCTTCGCTTGAGGCAGACTTCAAACGGATTTGCCTTGGGGACCACGGACTTTATAACATGAATTGGCACGCGATCAAGGGATTCCGTGGTGACAAAGTGGCAAGATTCCGTGGCATCATGGGCTTGTTTGAGCAGCGAAAAATTATCTTCAATAAGTACAGGCGTTTTGGTTATCTGCAAGATGAGATCGTGAATTTTGGTGTCAGCTCTCACGATGACTGCGTTGATTCACTGGTTTGGTTGTGCAACGGTTTAATGACCAGAGGGAAGCTTCAGTTGGAGTTCTAGGTCAGATTACGTGGTATAAAGTATTTTGGACCTAGACTTATAAAATCACCCAATGTCCACCAGCTACTACAACGTCGAACTTGAACAGGATGTGTACGGCTCTGCCGTAATTCCGCTCCCCGACGAATTGTGTCATGACATGGCACTTCAACCTAACGAGCGATTTGAACTCGAAGTTGAAGATGACGTAATTACACTAAAACGCATTGCTGTTGGCTACGATATTGACGAGTAATCCCTAACCAACCATGAGCGACGGCAATAAAACTGTCCTTGACGACATTCTTAAGGCGGTCATAACTCGCGATGGTAGCGGCCCCGCAGACACGATGCTCGTCAACGCGCATCTTGGGCAGATGCGGATGTTTGGTATCCGACAAGGCGTTGAATTTTATCCAGAACAAGACAACCTCGGAACTCAACGGTTTGATTTTATTCAACAAGTAATCAAGTTCAACAAACTTGATGCTCGCTTAGATTCGATTTGGGATCGCTTCTTATGCTATGGAAGAGGCCTGTTTTATATTCGTCCTACTAAGAAAACATATCGGCTTTATTGGTTCGATAAAGATTCGTATCGAACCTATTATTCACCAGATGGTGAACTAGAAGAAGTTATCATCATTTATCCATACAAAGTACGGTCCACCCGTGGTTTTCAGGGTGTTGGTCTAAACACGGATAAGCGCTACATGCGGCTTCGCATTACTGCTACTGAGATTGAAGAGTTTCACAGCGAGCAAGAAATTACATTTGATATGCCAACCATGGAGTTTGGCGTATTTGACAAAAAAACCGTTGTCAACACAATGGAATTTATACCATGTGTTGAGGTTTTTAATAATCCAGATGCTTTTGGCACCGATGGAGCTGGAGAATTTGATTGGATGGCAAACCAAATCATCGCTCATGATGAGATGGTTAAAAATATCCGTGCCAACTTATCTTTCTTTGGGAATCCCACTCTTCTTTCGTCGAGACCTAAGCAAGACATCGTTGAAAGCGGGGATACCGATGTTGCACAACGTCCCAGTATTTCCAGTCAATCTGGTTTTCAGTCTGAATTTTTTCTTTCAAGTTCTACTTATAAGCAGGATAACGTAAATAGGCAACCTCCTGGCTACATTGGTAAACCAGGAAGTGGCATGAGGGTGCCCCGCGTCATCGCCAACCTGGAGCCAACAGATCGGGTTGGTTTTATTACACCTAATGCTGTAAGCACTGATCAGGCTAGGTACGCAGAGCAGTTAAGGAGTGAGATCCGACTGGCATTGGGTGGTATTGATGATTTAAGCATTACAAACGTTACCGCTACTGAAATTAAATCGGCATATGGTCGCGTTAGTGCAACAGCAAAGAAGAAATGCTTGCAGCTCTATACGTATGGTATTTGCAAGTGTTTTGAACTAATGATTTTTCAGGAAGAACAAATCTTCCGGAAATCATTGGCTTATGCCTCTGGGATTAAATACCCTGCCCCACCTCAAGACCCGGACGATGAGGCTTCCGTTTTAAAATACGAAAAACAAAAATCAACTTACGAAAAGAAACTTCAAAAAGCTATTGATACTGCGCTTGAAACAAGAGAAATTCCTGACGGAGTTTTAGGTTTAGCTCCAGATGGCGATCGTACTGTTGCCTGGCGCTGGATGGGGCCTGTTTATGAAGACACTGCACAAGATAAATTAAACCAGTCTATTTTCACCCGAAACCTGCAAGAGTTAGGGGTTGATAGCATTGAAGCACTGAAGTATTTGTTCCCTTCAAAAACGGATGACGAAATCGCGGGCATGCTCTCGGGGTTCCCATTCCGGATGGTGGGGGAAGTACAGAGGGCCTACTCCGCATTTATTGACCTTGTCAATTTAGAAATGCGGACACCACATCCGCAGCAACCGAATTTACCGATGGCTGCGGATCCAAGACTTGATCTTACCCCCTTCCTTTACCGAACTCTCGAAAGCCTACAAAAAGAGGTAACCTATGCAGGCCGATACCGCAATGCCGACCCAATCGGCACCCCAAGTATCCCCGACCCAGCCGACCAGCTACGCGGCTCCAATGACCCAGACGGCGGCCCAAGCTCCGGCGGTGGCGACCAACTCTCAATGGGTGGCGCCTTACCAGCAGATGGTGGCCCCCGCCCCGCAAACCCAGGCCCAGATGGGGGTCCCCAGCTACCCATCAGCCCCTACAGCGTTTTACCCCCAAGCACCCCAGGCAGCCCCACAAGCGGCACCTCAGGCGGAGAATCCTTACAAGGAGGCGTTCAATCGGGTGGTGGGGCTCCTGAGTTCGCCCGTCCAATTCCCCTTCCAGGGTCAACAGTCGGCAGTGACTCAACCGGTAAACCCGGCCAGTTACGCTTCCCAACAGGCTCCCCAGTACAACAACGCGGGGATGCCGACCTCTATGCCTGGGACCAACAACAACCAGGCTTACTCCAACGCTTATTCCCAACCTTCACAGGAAATCAGCCAGGACCAGCTTCTGGCAAACGGAGTAAGCCCGCAAAGTCTTGAGGTTATTAATTATTTTGGCGCGGACGTTCCCGCCATCCTTAATAGCTATGCTTGCCAGCTGGAAGATGCGCTGATTCAAACCAATCAGCAACTCATGGAATCTGTGGGTCTTCTTCAGGAGCTTTCGAATGAGCACCGTGCTTATGAGACCATCCTGACAGATCCCGATGTCCTTGCCGACTATACCTGTGAGTTCTTCGGTGAGAATGGCCCCTATCCGATTCCCGATTCGGAAATTGGTTATGCCCCCGCTCAACAAGGTCAAGCTGTTGGTCAACAGTACCAGCGTCCGGCCGCTCCTCAGCGCCCTGAGATGCCTGTTCCTCCTCAACCTCAAGCGCAAGGCAATCCCATGGATTTCTGGAATAGCTTCGGCTCTCTGGCTGATCGGGATCCTTCGAATGCTTGGCGCTATCTGAATGCTGCTCAGTCTAATCCCGAAGTCTTCCGCCAGAAGCTTCTGGTGATGGAGTGATTATCGGTATTCTGAATAAACGCCATTTATCAGAAAAATAAGTAAATGTAAAATAAGGGGTAGCAACAGCTGCCCCTTTTATTTGTAATATTTATGACTGCTAAAAAGGAGAGCGCTGGTAAACGAACTGAGCAGTTTTTGGCGAAGATTGGTACCGCTGGCGGCCCAATTGGCTCTCCATTTCTTTTTAGTTTTGGTGCCGGTAATCTAATGCAACAAGTGCAAGCCGGTATGGTCGACGAGTATGCACCAATTAGAGCGCGTGGTGTCGCCCCTAAAATTGGGAATCCTAATGCTCCGCAGCCCCCGATGCCTAGCGACTTGGATGCGGCTTATTTAAAGTTAAATCTCCCTGGGTCCCCGCTTCCAAGAAACGGCCTCATGGCTGCTCAATTTATTGATTCAGCTGAATATACGCAAGATGCAATTGTTGCCAATGAGCAGCGTATGTTTAGTCAATTCATGCCGATGACTGGACAACTCCCGATGGGCATTCAACCCCCTATGCCTCAAAAGAAAGGTGGCCGCTGATGGACAAATCTAAAGCTAAAAAAGCTGTCAAAAAATCTGAATCTCGGAAACAAATGGCAGAAGCTGCCAACATGATGGCAACTATGCAAGCAGCTGCAGCCGGGGCTGGCATCGATCCTGAAATTCAATCCCCACAGATTGATATGCAACCACCGACTGTCAATCCATATCACGCAATGGGTTCGATGGCTCCGATGATGTATGCCCCAGGGAACATGCTGCCAGGATACAATTTTCCCGTGATGGTAAATCCGGAAGCTTAATTTCAAAAGTTATTAATCCGGATTGATAAATTGTTGCTATAATTTTTCTAGTGGAGCTTTTGTTCCATTTTGTAGAGGATACTTGTCCTCGGGTATCAGCTAAACCTACGCTGAGTAACCAACATGTTTATCGATAACGATTTCCCGAAGCTGCTGGGCGCGGAGCTGTACCGTCCCCACCCAGCTTACATTGTGGAGATGGCAGCTGAGCCTGTCGTCGTCCATGATTTCACCAAACAGCCCGGTCAAACCGTTCAGTTAGACCGGTATCGTTTTTGGGGCAACCCTGGTACCAAGACTCAGCGTGAGCGCACCCAAGACCAAACGATTGGTACGGCCAACAGTCGCTCCATCGTTAAGGACAAGGTGCTTGTGTCTCTGCGTGAGTACACTGGCCCTGCTGACCCGAACAACGCTAACCTCCCGAGCACCTTTAAGATCGCTCGTGAGACCCTGATGACCGCTCAGCGCCTTCTGCTGGACACCGGGAACCTTAACATGTTCCACCAGTCCATCGGTTCGCTGACCCTGCTCGATGACTATCGTCGTTGGCGCGATCGCGTTTTCCTCGACGAGTTTTCGAAATCTGAAGCTCGCGGCGCGGCTTCGGATACCCAAGGCGGTTACTATTACCCCAACGGCAAAGTTAAGACTGGTTCGACCACTCTGACTGCCTATACCGCTACTGAGTACGCTTCCGAGCGTTACAAGTTTAACGTCAAGACCGACCTGCTGGAAGTTGTCAAGCAACTCCGCAAGCGGAACACCCCCGTGTTTGCTGACGGTTACTACCGTTGTATCGCTGACCCCTCTTTCATGAAGGATCTGCGTGCTGACCAGGGCTTCCGTGAAGTGGCTCGCTATCCTGGCATGGGCCAACCCAATCCTCTGATGGGTTCCATGGCTCCTAACGCTGCCATCTATGGTGGTGGTCAGTATGGCCAGGCTCAGTTTGTGGCTGGCGAACCGGTTATGCCTTCTGGCTTCGTGTTTGAAGGTGTTCGTTTCTTCGAGTCCACTAACTTTGCTGAAAAGTCCATCACTGTTGACATTGGCGACGGTGCTGGTGCTATCTCTCACACCACTCCTCCCGCTCTGTTCTTCGGCCCTCAAGCCGTTGGCGTGGGTATCGGCGGTCCTAACGCTCAGGTTCTGATCAATAACAACGACGACTTCAGCCGCTTCATCATCCTGATTTGGCAGCTGTACGCCGGTTTCGCGAACCTGAACAAGGACTTCGTGACTGCCGCCTTCACCATCGTTTGAGGATAGGAGGTAACTAACAATGGCTGCTTACAAAGAAGAAGCCGGTGCTATTCTCCAGCCCGGTAATCAAATCAACCGCCTGTCTTCGTATAACACCGAGGGTGTGTACGGCTGGCCCGGTGTTGAAGCGTTCGAACTGATCGGTTATGCCAAGGTTGATAACCTGGCTGCCGATAAAGCTTCTTACAAGAGCTTCGACATCATCGTTCCTTCGCCTGATCGTCGTCCTGACGACCGTGTCCGTGACAACCGCACCTCGCTGGTTGTTCAAGCTAGCTCGGCTCGCCCTGCCTATGTGTATGGCGCTTCGATCGCTATTGCGCAGGACTACCCCGCTGGTGGTCTGGCTGGCTTCCCCGCTTCGCCTGTGACTGCTGATATCGGTGGTACCTCCACCGAAGGTCTGCTCCTCGGCCCCAACAACGCTGGCGCTCCTTTCGGCGTGCCTTCGACCCAAGCCAATGGTCTTGCTGCTGCAAGCTCCATTATCAGTGCTACCAGCTCCCTGTTTGCTCAGGGCCTGACTGATACCACTGTGGCTGACCTGCCGTTCTGGACCGCCGTTACCACCGCTGGTATCGACGACCAGGATGCTGCCAACTCGATGTTCTACAAAGTTACGTCGGATACCACCTTTAAGGTGTTCAACGTTAACGCTGTGACTTCGACCACCGTTGACGGTGATGGCGTGTTCATCAGCTCGACCGATAAAGATGCTGGTAAGGCCGGTTACATCCTGTGCCGCGTCAACTACCTGCGTCCTGCTCTGGGCGTGTCCTGGAATGACATCCAAGGTTTCATCGACTTCGCTTCGCAAGTCGGCGGTACCGACAGCTGATCCTTCAGCTTATAAAATTAGCGGGTTCTTCGGAGCCCGCTTTTTTTGTGCCTATTGAAGAGTAAAGTTAACTTTGTTAAGCTAAGCAGAGACTAAAACTGCTTTTATGCTGTATCAATACAAAATGACTGGTGGCCTGGTTGAGGTCGTCTCCAAGCATGGAGATGGCATCTTGATGTGCCTCGATTCCCAAGACGAGGTTTTGTACATCGAGGAGAGTGAGCTCACTCCTCACCTTGAAGCCACAAACGAAAAAATTCGTACTGAAGAACGTCTTACGGCAGTTCTTGAAGCAGAGGGGGTCAAGCCTGCCAAGCCGACCACGAAAGAAACATTTCCTCTGGATGTCCGGATTAACATCAACACTGCCAGCGCCAGGCAAATTGCAGATTCTCTCCCTGGAGTCGGATTGAAGACAGCCCGTGACATCAAGGATTTGCAGACATCCATGCCAGGGGAAAAATTCCTTAAGCTGGAGCAATTAAAGTCAATTAAACGTGTGGATTGGGACGAAATTTTTAAAGAAAATTTAGTACGGGTTGAGTGACAATTAGCGCGTGCTAGTGTGTTAATGGGTATATCTAAAGGATGTGCCCATTACGCATTTCTTTCGTGTAATGCAACTCGACACTTTTCTCAAATCTAAAGTTCGCTGGCACCTGGGATATAACCTGACATCGGTCCCTGCTGGTGATCAAGCACGACTTGAGGAAGCTGTCAACAATATCCAAGATTCGTTCTGGTATAGCAAGATTGTCGAACAGATCAGTCGGTGCGATGAAGCTGAAAAACGCACTGACATGACTGGCAGCGTGAACAATAATACCGTCCCCCGTAATCGTATTGAGAGTATCGCAGGTGATGTTGATCGAACGATTGCAACCTCTGACTTTAGAGACACGCTGAAAACCTGGACGGCAATCTATTTATACGAGACGGATCGACTCGCTCTCCATCTCTATGTTCCGAATTACCGAAACCCCGAGCAAGCTCGATACCGATTTAACCGGGAAGGCGCTGAATTCATTCAAGCGCTTCCTGGTCCTGCCGACACTGCTGTGGGGACTAGGATCATGTTTGCTACCAACTTCCGTTGAAGCCATGAGTCAGTTAAGCCCTCAACAAATTGCTTCATTGCTTCAGCAACAAGGTGTTGCTAAAGAAAAAATTCCTACGATGACTGCTATTGCTTTGGCAGAATCTAGCGGACGCCCCCAGGCTTTTAATCCACAAGGTTTAGACAAATCTTATGGATTATTTCAGGTGAACATGTACGGGGGCTTAGGTCCTGCCCGTATGAAACAATTTGGATTAAAAAATGAAAAAGAGTTATTTGATCCAACAACAAATGTTAAAGCAGCAAAACAGATTTTAGGTAGCCAAGGATTAGGTGCTTGGTCTGTTTATAAAAGTGGTAAATATAAAGAGTTTTTGCCGCAGGCTCAACAAGCTGCTCAAGGATTGGGTCAGCCGTCTCCCGAACAAAAACCACAACAAATCTCTGCCGCGCCAAAAGGAAACACGTACATTATTTACGGTGACGGGGAAACCGAAGATCCAGCATTAAATTTTTTACGTGGTTACAAAGATAAAGTTCAACCACAGTTTCAAGGGATTGATCCGGTGGCGCTGTTAACGAAAGCTTTTTCTCAAACACCGAATTATTTAGGTGATCAAGCATAAATGGCAGCCACAACAACAACTAGCGTCGGTCAAGTAATCTCTCCGTCAGAGGACATTTATCCAACTACTGGAGCACATCTTGATGTACGAGTCTTAAAAGACGGAAAATACATCGATCCTGGTACGATCCGTTCTTTGCTAACTCGCTTAAAAGTTGGTAAAGAACAAAAACCACTGTGGCAACAAGTTGGACAGGAGTGGAAGCCCAGCTACGCTGTTACATCTGGATATGGGAAACGGGATGCTCCTACGAAAGGCGCGTCCACATTCCATCTTGGACAGGATTATGGGATAGGAGCTGGAACACCACTTTCATGGGAGGGACCAGGGGAGTACATCCCAGGGCGTGGTTATAGCACGATTAAAACATCCGATGCTCAAGGTCAACCTTACGAAGTTCGTTTACTACATACAAAACCAGGAAAAGCGGCAAATATTTTAGGCGCAGCTCCACCACCCCCACAACTTCCACCTGCACAACAAGCAGGGGGAAACACGTATATCTATGTCGGTGGTCGTTCCAAGAAAGAAGATTCTCCGGAGGATTTTCTTTCTTCCTACATCAGGGACTCGCTTTTTCAAGGTACACCAGAGATTAAATCTACATTTAATCCAACTGCTATGCTGCAATCTGTGTTTGCACAGACCCCTAACTACATGGTGTAATGAGATTCGCAGCTGTCCCTGGTTATTATCCATCTTTCCCTGTTACCTACGGAAATCTGTACGGTGACGGAAGCATGACCACTGCTGGTTTCTCAGATCCATTTAATATGCAACGGTCCGAGAAACACCAAACTTGTCCGCACGTAGTGGCTTACAATGGTATTGAAGAGCCTCGTTTTCAGCTCAACAATCCAGCGTATTACCGCGAAGTCATTCGCTCCCACGCAGACCCTGTTCCTCCCGTGGAGCTGAGCCGCAATCCTGTACAAAGCGACTTTTATGGCATATACAAAACCTGAGCTACGTGAGCGATTAAAAAATCGAATAAAAGCTGGCTCTAAAGGTGGAAAACCAGGTGAATGGTCAGCGAGAAAGGCTCAGCTTCTTGCGCGTGCTTATAAAGAAAAAGGTGGTGGATACAAAGGTGGTAAAACTGAAGGACAAAAATCTCTCAAGCGTTGGGGAGATCAGAAATGGATGACCAAAGAGGAATACGAAGGTAAAAACAAATGAATCCGAAGCTTAACATTCTTTTAAATAAAACTGTATCCGAGATTGGTGGATCGTGCCCTCGTGCAACGACAGATATAGAAGAAAACATTAAAAATCGTAATTGGACAATTAAAAATTTTGCGTATGGTCCTTTAAATCCAGACGTACCTGATCCAGGGTTTTGGGAGAAAAAAGCTGAGATGTGGAACAGTGATGTGGATACTGTAATGACAGCTCGTTGTTGTAACTGTGCCGCTTTTGATCAATCCGCAAAACTAATTGATTGCATTATCGAAGGAATCAACGAAAAGGAAGCTGCAGACCCCTGGGAAGTTCAATGTCGTGCCAATTTAGGTTACTGCCAGTTGTTTAAATTTAAATGCGCAGGGGATCGTACTTGTGACGCCTGGTTGCATGGTGGCGCAATTCAAGACTAATGGCAGCAGATAAAGCTATTGAACCAGGTAAAAAAGGTACTGAAAGGTATTTACCAAAGGCTGCTTGGGCTAAGTTATCTCCCGAAGAAAGAAAAAAAACGGATGAAAAGAAAAAACGTGAGTCTCGAGAAGGAAAGCAATTCGTTGCAAATACGGATCGGGCAAGAAAAGCTAGGAAAGCCGTAGAATTAGCAAGCAGGCGGAAACAAGAAAGTGGTTCAACCTAAAAGTAGACTCGGCTACATGTATGGGTTAGGGTTGGAAAAAGACCCTTATGAAAGGCCGCTGCCTACTAATGCAGAAAAATTTCAATCAGTTGTTTCAGAAGAAGGCGCTTATTACGCTTATGGTCGATTACCAGAACGTAGCTATCCTGATAAACGTAAAGCAGGGGATGCGTTAAACTTAGACTTAAGGCAATCTTTAGGAACCCCTAAGTACGTACCTTTACCTTCTATCGGTAGGGCCGAACTGCGAACTCCTGAACTCCCTTCATAATCATGGGTGCATCAAAAGATAATTCTGTATTTGATACAGAAAAATTACGTATGGCAGGTAACGAACTGTCAAAGATGTCGTCGACTCCTCAAAGCGACGCTGAGCTGAGCACGTATGCCTCGTACTCTCCTGAGACCCCTTCAAAAGCAGCTCGAGATGCTAGGTCCCGTTATCTTGCACAAGGAGTATCTGCACCTATCCCTTTTTCGTTAATTCAAGAAGAAGTTAAATCATGACCAGTAAAAAGTCGATGCCTCCTGAGTTACTGGAGCATTTTAAGAAAAAGCAAGAGGGCAAGGAGGAAAAGGGAGGCGATCATAAGTCTGAAGACAAGGATCGCCGTAAGGAGGCCGTCAAGAAAGCTCGTACTAGGATGGAAGAAAAGAGCAGGAGGAATCGTGATGACCAAAAAGAAAAAACTGGTAAAGGACGCGCTTAAGCATTCAGAACTTTATGCTCCAGCCGAGCTTAAATTTTTTGAGATTTGGCTGGCGCATAAAAAAGAAAAGAAAGAAGCCAAGAAGGCTTCTTCCTCTGTCTAATATTCCTACGGTTTCTTATTAATTGGCCTCATTACGGCATCGTATGGGGACAAACCTTGCTGTAGTCTTTTTGAGATAAGACCTTTGCTGAGTCCCTTTTCCTTTTCCCACTCAGAGTATGTCTTAGTAACTCCGTCAATTGTAATAAATTTACTATTTTTATTTCTAACTGTTCCCCCTTTTGTAGGGTTAACTGGTGAGGCAACCCATTTCGATCTGTCGC